TGCATTGCTGCAGTAAGTTTGTCAAAGATTTTCTTTCCATACTTGTATAGAAATACTTTACCTTCGTTCTCAGGATTCGCAGGATCCTTCACAACATAGATGTTACTAATATAAGTAAGTTTGCGTTTTTGCTTACGTGCGGTTTCTTTTCCTGCATCAGTTCCATTGTTCCATAATTGAGTATTGTACTCAGAAACAGGATCTTTCTTTCCAAGAGTTGTAAGAGAATTTTCAATATACCAACCGCCAGGACCTTGGAAGGCATGACTGTATAGTTTTACAAATGGTAAATCCTCTCCGTCTGGAGCAGGAAGAAAACGAATAACAGCATAACCATTGCCTGACTTATCACATTCTAATTTCCATGTACGGTCATCACCTGACCCGCCAGTGTTATTCATTTTTTCGACTTCCTTCACAAGTTTTTGTGTAAGAGAGCCTAGTTTTGATTGCTTTTTAAGATTAGCAAAAGACATTTAGATACCTCGGATTAATTTGGATTTTTTGGATTAGTTGGATTATAACTGAAAATGTTATCTTAGTCAACGTTAGTTGCCTTTTTCAATTTTTCAATTGTTTTTGCCATACTATCGAATAATAATGATATATCAGTTCCTGATGGAAATCCCATCAATTCAACTGATTTTTCTAGATTCTTTTTCATTGATAATGCTTGCGGATCATCTGATAAAGATAATCGAGCATACATAATTTTTTGTTTTTCTAAAAGAATTGTCAACATGTCAATGTGTTCAATTCTATCATCATAAGACATGTTTGCAAAATCAAACATCGTCACGTAGACACTTTGTTGAAGTTTTGTGATTTCTCTTAATTCATCCTGAATTATGTCAGAATCAAAGAAGTCGCTCATCATCCCTCCACTGGTGGTGCTTCCACCTCTCCACCATCTACAATTTCAGTTTCTGGTGTGTCTTCCTTTTTACTTTCTTCAATTTGCTGAAGAACTTCAATAGCACCTTGAAGTCTTAAGATAGTTGCCTGACCAGTTGAAACTTGTTGTTGAACTTGAGTCAGTTGCTCTTCTAAATTCTTAAGAACTTCACTATTATCAAGAGCCATTACTAATAACCTCCTTTAAAATTTTTTTGTAATTGAACACATTTATATTTATGAAGGGAATATATTTTTTAATTTTCAAACTTACGGTTTCCCATACAGGATCTTTTAATTTTTTATCAAAATTTTTTCCAAAAGAAAAGATTTTTTCGAAAATTACGAGAGTTTCTAAACTTAGATCTCCACCCAAATACCTTTTGAGTATTACTGGATGTCCCTTCGAGCAATTTAATACTTCGTCTAAGTTTTTCTCCAACAGTAATTTGTTGCTTTGTTCTTTGAACAAGTAAGTCAAACTCTGCTGCCTCTTCATCCACTCTGAATAATTTTTTTCTCCAGAATTGATAATTTCTCCAATCCATAAATTTTGTGGGTTATTAGCATTTACAAAGTTTGATAGAAGAAAATCTAGTATCTGTTGATCACTATATTTTCTTGAAGTCTTCTCAAACCAATACTTATCTTTTCGCTTATTAAATGATGTCACAGTAGCACGAGACTTACCTGCATATTTAAAAAAGTCATATTTAGGATTAGTAAAATGACTTTTCATCGAAAGATAGGTTTGGTAAGTTTCAAATGGTGTCACTTTCATTAATCATCTTCTGATTCGCATTTGTAAAGAAACTTGTAATAGCATAGCGACCCCAACCATCGTAATAATTGGAATCATCTATTTTCACTTCTTTAACTCCATGTTTTACCCAACCTGGTAATATTATAATCGAATTATTCTCACAAGTCAACTCATAATTGTGTCGAGGAAAAAACAATTCACCACCCGTGAATTTTTTTGGTTCTTTGTAAAAGTACGAAAATGCCAGAAACTGAAAAGATTTATCGGTGTGTGCTTCATAATGTTCACCATTATGATAATATCTAACTTTTGTTATATCATAATCAGACATTGGAGCAATCCAACAAGACTCATGTATCTCAGCAAATACATCTAGAACTCCAGACGTGAATAGTTTTCGATTAAGAGTTAATATATTTGATATAGATCTAAAATTCACACCACCATCAAGATGTGATTCATCTTTATAGATAACATCTAACTGTAGAGCACGATGATTTGTTTTTTCAACAACACCACCAAAGTCTTTTGCCTTTAATAATTTACCTGGTTTTGTATAGAATTTTAATTCTTCCCATATCAACTCCAACTCCTGATCATCATAAAAGTTATCTACAATCAGATGGGGGAAAGGTTTTTCAAAGGCATTGCATACTAATTTTTGAGACATTATAAAGGCAATTTTGCTCTTGATGTGGGTTTCATAAAGTTAAGACGAGTTGCATCCCACTTTAATCTTTCTTTAAGTGGTTTTGAAATTAATTTAGTAATTGATTCAATCTCTAAACTATTTGTATCACAATAATGAAGTATTGCATCAATATAATTAAGTTCTTCTTCAAGAACGATTTTTTCAATTTCTATTGCAAACTTTTGTGGTGTAAGAAATTTACTTTCAATTACCTTTTCTAATTCTTTACTGGGTTCCATAGAGCTCCAATTTATCTTTAACAAATTTTCTAATATATTTGCCGAGCAATTTGATGTACTTTGCTTTGTCGTATTCTTCATAAATTACACATTCTCCATTTTCACATGCCATAATAATGACTAATTTTTTGACAGATATACCTGTCATTTCGTATAACATACAACCATATGCCATACATTGAACAAAATAATGTTCGATCCAATCTCTTGGTTTTGGTTTTTTAGAAGTTTTAAAATCTATTACTGCTAACTCACCATCATATTCTGCAATACAATCAACAGTTCCTGCAATACCTAATTCCTTACTATATAGGGAACCTTCTAAAGTATGAATATTATCTATCTTATTCAATTTTCCTTTTGATATTTTAAATAAGAAGTTTGATATTGGTGGAACTTTTGGTAAAGTTTCATTTTTAAGATACTGTTCGGTCAGTGTATGCATATCAGTTCCACGAGTTGTAGCAGCTTTCGTAACACGATCTGCTTCCTCATTACCAACTCTCTTTCTCCAATCAAGAAATATTTCCTTATTAAAATGACTTGTTACAGAAGTAATCGAAACAAGTTTTAATAACTCATCATTATCTGGAACAGAATAATAACGAACACCATCTATCGTCTCTCTAGAGAGTTTAGGTAGTTCTATATCAACGTGATTAAACATTATAAACCTGATTCAATTTTAGCAATAAGATATTCTTTTACAAGACCAGAGCGAACTATATCGTCTATTCCAAATTCAATAATATCAAAAGAAGGCATGGAACGAATGATTCTCATAAAATCTACAATACCATTTCTCTCATTTGTTTTTGTTAAATCTGTTTGAGATCCATCACCACAGAATACGATTTTAGTGTCTTCGCCCACTCTTGTTATTATACTATCTAATTCATGAAAATTCAAGTTTTGAAATTCATCAACGATAACAATTGAATTGTCAAGAGTTGTTCCTCTTAAAAACGAAGTGCTCCAGAATTTAATTGTTTCTTGTTGGCGAAGATTGCCATAAAGCATTTCAAATTCTGCATCAGATGGCATTTGAAACATGTACTTCACCATATGTTTATATGGTATTTGATAATATGAAGATTTATCCTCATGATCGCCAGGTAAAAATCCAATTTCACGAGTCGCAACTAATGACCTAACAATATAAATTTTATCATATGGTGTACTTTCATCTAACACATCTCTCAGAGCATTATAGAGCGTGATAAATGTTTTTCCAGTTCCAGCAGCACCATATGCAATGATATGTTTTCCAGACTTATAGGACTCAAACAACTTTTTTTGATTATCTGTGATAGGTTCAATATCTACCAAATAATCAGAATTCAAAGGTTTTTTCCTCTTCATCTGTTTTGCAGTCAATCCAACACCGATAGGTTGATCTGAAGAATTTCCTCTTTTTTTTCTTGCCATTAATCTAAATTTCTGATATAATTACCCGCATTGTTTCTTTGAGTTTTTTTAAGAACTTCATTCCAACCAGGTGCTTTTTTTCTCAATTTATCTCTCCACTCTCCAACCTCTCCAACACCAGGCATTGTGTCTGGATCAGAGTAATCACGAGTCCAATCTGGATTATTTTCCTTCCATTTATCCCAGTCATGAACGCTCATGGAAACTTCTTTTGTCTCGCCAGTGGTTGTATTAACAACAGGATATGTAGCCATAATGATATAGTAATGTAAAATTATTTAGACCCATTCTAAAGCCTCTGAAACCGAAGGAAATTGTTCGGTAAACACCTTACGACATGCCTCTGCGATTTCCATATGTTCCTTTTGAGTTCCATGTGCGGATCTTAAATTAATATAATGTATCCAAGATCGGCAAGAACCTGTCATGTATATACGAGTTGGTGTGCATAATGGTAAAACCATGCGAGCACATTCTTTTGCGACACCCAACTCTAACATTTGATTATATAAGGACAACGCAGAACCAAATAATGTGCCCATCTGCATATTTAAAGATTGAATTATTTTTGGATCTAAGTCATCAGTAGAATTCTGACGATTTTTACTATCTTGCTTACGAAGTTTGGGTAGTTCAATTTGACCTAATAAATTACTGTCAGCATATCTTTGAGAAAATTCTTGAAATGTAAAACTACGATGTCTTAATATCTGAGCAGCAATCGCACGAGTTGTCTCAATCTCAAGAGTCATTGTGGATTGCTCAAATACCGACCAATGATTATGTTTGATACAATATCGAAGTAATCCAGAATAATTTTCATTATCTTGATTTGTTGGATTACTGACTCTAGCAATATATGCCATAGTTTTCTCCGCATCAGGAGTAATACTCACTAAATTAACGTTCATTTTCCAAATCCTTTAAAAGTTTTTTTCTCTATTTCAGAAATTTCTTTTTCTAGCACTCTAATCTGAGATTTTATTTCTCTTAATTTTTCATCAGTATATAGATAATCTTGCTTTACTAATCTTTTGAGTAAATTGAGCATTTTTCTTGCTCTACTAGTCTGGGTACCCATCGTCATCATCGAAAAGTTCATCATAATCGTTTGTCTGCTCAAATGCACGAGAATTTTTATATGCATCAGTGTCAGAGTAAACTTCTGCTTTTATCGCATCTAATGTAAATTCCAGATTACGAATCAGTAATTTCAATTTTTCTCTGTCCATAGCAAACATACTCTCATATAATCATACCATAAAAAAAGAGGGGTCGCAACCCCTCTTAATATTAACTGCAAGGTGATGCCTTGCTTTTAACTTTAAGACCACGATACATTAAATCGTGTCTTTCACGCTGTGTTGCTTCTGCAACAACTTTTGCGTTGTACTCTTCAGTGTCATATTCGACACCACGATAAGTGACTGTTGCCATTTGCTTGTCCTCGGTAGTAGGGGTTTTAATCCCGTTCCTTCAGTCGGCTTTTGCGTCCTCCGAAGAGGATGAACGAATCCGTTCCGAGTCGGCTTACTTGCGACCTCTTACGAGGTTGAACGTTGTGTTAATTCTAACACATTCATATTATATAGGCAAGTAAACCTGTAACAACTGTTACAAAAACCCTACACGCGAAAAAATTTTGGGGAATTTTTTTTGCGGTATTTTTGAAACTACTTTCGCTTTTTGTTTTTGGTCGGTGATCTATAACCCCATAAGTTTGGTTTAATATTACCAGAACCATAGTCGATTGACTTTAAATCTTTCTTAAACTTATCATAATACATGTCAAATATTTTGACTCTTGTTCCCCTTACGAGATCATAACGATCTTTATCTTCGTAAATATAATGTGCAATATACGAATCTGAAGGAGCATTTGTAGTGTGAACTTCATTTAACGAACCATTTTCAATCACTATTTCACATCCATACTTATCTTTACTCTCATCTTTCTCAGTTTTTGTCCAGATAAGTAATGGTTTTGTTGCTTCTATTGATTTGCTCATCCTCTATTACCCCACTGAATATCTGGATAAGCTTCCTCCACAATCTCTCTTGTGATTTTATAGACCTCACCAAGTCTTTTATCCTTACATAAGGTAACAATCTCTGCCTCCAGTGGATGAAGACCCTCAAGAATATTAATAAACATAGTCTCACGACGAATCATGTTCATTGCAGGGTTACCACCTTGAACAAAATGATAGAAATGTTTTGCCTCTCTACGAATTGTAGTATGTCCTTGCTGATCACTTGTGCCTAAAGAGAAGGAACCAGTCTCATGCATTCTACGAACTTCCTCTGTTATTCTTGTAGAGAGAGTTCCACTGTACACATTTTGCTCATCATATCCAGTATAAGGAACATCACCTGGTGGAAGAACACTCTGAACACTCTCATCAAAGTTCCATATCAAAATAATCTTTAATGAAATATCTTCATAAGTTTTTAAGACCTCAATTTTTTTTGCTTTTGTTCTTTGTTTTGACACCAAATCTAAAACTTCAAAAGCAAGAGGTCGAGGTGGTAACTTTTTTATTGGTTTTGGTGTAGTTTTCTTTTGAGAAGGTTTTGCTTTTACAGTAGCAGTTTTAGTCTTCTTCGTTGTAGTTGTCTTCGTCATAATTTTCAAATCTAAATGCGACAATTTCATCTGGAACTAAGTTCCCGTTTATATCAAACATCTCAGGATGTGGTCTTGGTATTTCTCTATAGTTTAGTAAGTAATCTCTAGTAACCCAACCAATTAATACCCCGATTGCGAATAACAAAAATGATATTGGTAATGATATAGCAATTATTGTTTCCATTGTCATTTTGCTACCTCCAGTAAGATTATTTTTTCTTCTTTAAATTTAAGGAAAACTCAAAGTATATATCTATTTCCCTGTTAAAAAAATAAATTATTTGATCAAAAATAACATGAAATGGTTTTCGTTTTCTCTTACCTCCTTTAAGAATAATATCTATTCCACGATTAATTTCATTGTTTTGATTATTTATATCATCCTGTGATGATTTGTTTTTCTTTAAGGTATTCAATTGTATCAATACATCCTCCTAATTTTTTACCATCAACAGAAACTTGGGGAAAAGTTGCACCCTCACCAAACTCATCATAAAAAGATTTTTTATCAAACTGTTCATCTAAATTATAGACCACATAACTGGTCTTTGTCAAGTCTAAAACTTTTTTTATTTTTTCGCAATATGGACATCCATCCTTCGAATAGACTGCAAAATTCATGTGCTTCTTAAAATTTTATTTATTTGCTTTTACTAATTAAGAAATTATTAATTATCAGGTAATCCAAATCAATTTTATTGAATGTATCAACTGCATCTTGTGGTGTCTCAATAATAGGTTGACCATTATCATTGAATGATGTATTAAGTAATATCGGACAACCAGTTTTCTCATTATACTTTTGTAAAAGTGTGGTAACTTCTGGATGTAACTTATCATTTACAGTTTGAATTCTACAAGTTCCGTCCTGATGTGTGATTGCACCAATATTTTTTCTTTGATGTGGTCTAACAACTAATGAGTATAACATGTATTCGTTTGGATAATCCTCAATAAAATAATCTTCCTGATATTCCTCAAGCATGATACCTGCAAAAGGTCTCCACTCTTCACGGTGTTTGATACGTGAGTTTACAATATCTTTATTCTTCTTTGGTTTTGGATTCATCAGTATTGATCTTGAACCAAGTGCTCTCGGACCAAACTCAGAACGATTCTGGAACCAACCTATGATCTTATTATCAGCAAGGAGGTCAGCAGTAACTTTACATAGTTCATCGAAGTCATCATACTTTTTATATGAAGTTCCTTCAACTGCATTCTCAACTTCCTCATCACTATAAGTTTTACCAAGTAAAGAAATATTATGTGGTAACTTAACAACATCTTTATTTTTAAATGCACCAATACACGCTGCTCCAAATGAGAGTCCAGTATCATCTGGGAATGGCGGTATGTGAATGTTTTCTACAACTTCATTCTTACGAAGCACAGAGTTAGCAAGGATGTTTAGAAAGACACCACCTGCAAGACAAAGATTATCATTGATATAATCCTGTTCTTTGAGTTCCTTCATCCATTCTAACATTCCATTCTCAAAATTATATTGAAGTTGTTTTGCTTTATTTTCTGGCGAAAGATTACCATAATTAAAGTCACGACCAGGAAATGATTCAAGTGCAACCTGTGGTATGCCTTCAAAGTGTGTTCTCCAATCTTTTTTAAACTCTTTGATATTACCATAGGCAGAAAGTCCCATCACCTTACCACAGAATGTCTCGCGATACTTTGGATCTGTGAGTTTTATATCTTTCTGTATTTTGTTCACGTAAATGTGATATGCCCACATCCAATAATAGTTTCCAAGATTATTTGTCTGAGGAATACCAGGATAGTATTTGAACAATCCTTTCTTCTTATTGAAATATCCAAATGAATGATTCTCACAGGCAAAGATTTGTCCTGTTGTGTCAAACATAACTGACCCTGCATTATCAAGTGTCAAAAATGATCCTTCATTATAATCACAAGAGAATACAGAAGAATATGCGTGGCATAGATGATGAGATGCGATTCTGACTTCTGCTTTTGGAAAATATCTTTTAACTTTCTTCTCAATCGTTTTATTAATATAGTTCTTATAGAAATTTTGATTTGCCATTGATGGAACGATGACTAAATCAATATCATTCTTATCTAAATTTACAGCAGACAAACAATACTCAATGGACTTTCTTGGAAAGTTACCATCGTATTTAATTTTACTTAATCTCTCTTCACTAATACTGACACAGTGCTCACCATCTTTGATGAGAGTTACACTCGCACCATGTGTCCAAGAATCCTCTGATTGTTTCAAAAGTTTTGGATTGTCAGAAATAACTACATTCCAACCAATCGCACCATAAAGTCCAACTACATTCATGATTCATCAACTGCCTTTACAATTTTATCAAAGTCAAATATCTCATCATCTTCATCTACATATGGATACTCTGCTTCAACACCAGTAAAATCAAAGTCAAACAATACACTATTAGGTAACTTAAACTTTGCAGGTTTCTTTGCCTGTATATTAGTATGCATATCCCATCCAAATACCTTTGGACTTGTACCATTCCACAATACAACTGATGGCATCTTCAGTGCTGCTGCAGCATGTTGCATACAACTATCAATCAGCAATCTCTTCTCACTATGTAATAGAAGACTAACCAACTCCATGTTTGTCATTGGGTCTTTGATTGCTTCAACACCATCTAGGATTTCACATGAAGGTCTTGTAACTTGGAAGATATGATAATCATCAGCGTAATGATCTACAAGTTTTTGTGCTAGAACCACAGGCATATCTCTTGCCCATAAGTATGGTCTTTGTTCCTGATACATACCACCATTGGTTTGTATCACCATAATTGGTTTGCCATTTGCTCTACCTGGCCAAAACTCTTTCGCACCCTTTCTTTGTAAAGGATTAAACTTTACCTCTGGCATCTCTCCATTGTAATCAAGATTATACATCTTACACCAAGTCTGAACGAGAGGAAGTGTTTTATTTACATGATCGGTTGTAAAGTATGGTTCATTCGCAAAGACCAGTGAATCCATACCTTCAACATAAGTTTGATAATAATAACTTGTACCTCCATGTTGATATACTCGATCAACAAATGGAAGATTCTGAAATATTTCTACCCATACACCAGTGACTATCAACTCTCGACTTGGAAAGTTATTCTTGATGCACTTTGCAACTGCTGTTGCTGCAATATGTTTTCCAAATCCACCCTGCAGATGAAACAAAGAATATTTTTTTTGAGCCATAATATAGAATTAGATTATGAAAATAAATTATAAGTTTTTGACTTTGGATCAATCGGTACAGGACTTGTAGCAATTTTTGGTTGTGTATCTACAATTCCACTATGATGCCAGAATTCAAGATTACTCTTGTTATGATTATATAGTTCGATAATTGAAGCAGGAAGAATCTTAGATGGGTCTGTCGAAACTTTCTCCAACTTAGAACGAACTTCATGCATATCACCTAATCCATAAGTTGTAATATCATCTTCACGATGTTGATTTGATAAATTATCAAACGTATGTTCAAATGGTTCTTCACCTAAGAACTCATAAATTAGATTCAATTGATTTTGTGGATCCTTTACTAGATTATTATAATCTACATAATGAAATTTGTCACTATGTCCTTCATCAACCCCTAATTTAGTTGCATTTAATGATTCCCATACAATACCACCCTGATCAGAAAGAAGATATTGGCATCTAGTTTCATCATTAATCGGAATATTAAACTTAACTAACTGTTCATCAACAAAATTAATTCTTGGTTGTCCTTCTTGAAATGGATTGCGTTTAATCATCGTGAGAATCGATGCTAATATCTCATCAACTCTTCGAACTGGCACAATTATTTTTGCTTCTTGCTTGATGTATCCTTCAATAAAAGGCACTCTCGCACACCAAGCACGATTCTTATCTATTACGACTGGTTTATCAATATCACTATACCAATGTTTAATCACCGAACCAATGATTTCATTCACCTGATTTGGTTTTGGGTATCCAGTGTATAACTCATTCGATTGAAAATCTTCATGAATACTATACATTGAACCAAGAACAGGACTCGATGGTCCTGAATATATTCTTGGGTTCTGATTTAATAATGTTGACAAAAGAGTGCTTCCTGCACGAGGAAGACCCGCCATAAAACAAAACTTCTTATCCATGTTTTTTTCCATTAATAAACATCATATCTAAATGAGAATTTTTAAAAAAGTTGATTGCCTCTTCAGGTGTTTCTAATATTGGTTCCCCGTTTCCATTTAAACTTGTATTCAATAGAACTGGAACACCAGTTAATTTATAAAATGCCTTAATCAAATTATAATAATGTGGATTAGTTTCCTCATTAATAGTTTGGAATCTAGCAGAACCATCTACATGAGTAACAGCAGGTATTTTTTCTGGTTGCTTTACTTGTGCTGTATATAGCATATAGGGACTAGGTATAGGAAAATCAAACCAGTCTTGGTAATATTCCTCTAACACAACAGGAGCAAATGGACGAAACCATTCTCTCTTTTTGACTACATGATTAATAATATCTCTGGTGTGTGGATTTCGAGGATCAGCAAGTATAGAACGATTACCCAGTGCTCTTGGTCCGAACTCAGATCTACCTTGAAACCATCCAATAATCTTTCCATTGGCAAGTTCTTGTGCCAACTGTTTATAATCTGGTTCCTGTACCTGATAATCCTTTCCAGTATAACAAAGATCTTTTTGTTCATAATCATGTCTTGGTTCACCGAAGATATGATGTGACACATAGAGTGCTGAACCCACAGAAGTTCCATCATCACCACAGGCAGGATAGATATGAAAATTCTTGAACTTTGATTCCCTTACTATTCTTGCATTCGCATTACAATTCAGAAATGATCCACCAGACAGACAGAGATTCTCTGTCTTATTATCCATGTCCTCAATAACTTGTAAAGAAACCTGTTCTAATACTTTCTGGACTGTTGCTGCAACATCCATCTTATGTTTAATTTCATCAGTATATGATTGCCAATCAAACTCAAATGGTCTTCCATAAGATGCTAAACCCATTGTAGTTCCTGCCTTATGAAGTGCTGGACCTAATCCCAACTTCTCTGTCACCTCACCATATAATACTCCTTCCATTCTCTTAGGACAATATTCTGCCATCAACTTTTTACCCTCACCATAAGCAACTAATGAATTTGCTTCTACTTTACCCATACTACAATCCATACTGAAGCAATAAGCATTCTTAAATGAACTAGTATAATAAACCGAAGCACAGTGTGCTAAATGATGAGAAATAATATAACTCTTAATATTCTTCCCTCTCATAGGCATATCTTCTATAAGACATTTGTTACCAAAAACTTCTTGCTTGAAATCATTGGTCGCAACACAATCTACATCATCAAATGTCAAATTTGATTGTTGTAAAACGTAATCTATTACATCATCATTGAATGCCTGATCTTTTTTCTTTCTTGTAATTCTCTCTGTTGCTACACATGATTCTAACTTTCCATCCTTAACAAGACAGACTGATCCATCATGTCCAAACTGCAATCCCAATATATTTGCCATAATATAAAAATTTAAATCAAATTATAATGCAAGCAGGGCAGTTTTTGCTTCGTTGTATTTAGTAGTTGCTTCGTTTCTTTTAGTTGTCGCAGTGCTTGTATCACCACTCATTTCAGCTTGTTGTGCTTCTTCGTTCAATACATTTGAAGCATCTAATGGTGTCTTCACTGAATTAAATTGTGTTTCTGTTAGTGACTGAACTGCTTTCTTTGAACCAATTGTGACATCAGTAACTGTTGTGCTGTCAGGAACTTGTGACATACAAACATCTATACCATCAGCATCATGCATCCAGATTTTAACACCTAATCCAGCAAATTCTGCTTCTGGATGTCTTTTATGAATACTATTTTCAGTGGTAAGATAACTTCCAGTTTCTGTAGATTTCCAGTAATGTTTTAGATATTTCATTTTTATGAATTAATTATCAAAGATTATTTATATGACGGGCACTCCATATTTTTGAGAAAGTTCTTGATTTGTTTGTTCAAGTGAAGGAAAACCTTTTACCTTTGCCCATGTTACAATCGAATATCTTTTTCCTCTTGTAACTGGTTCGACTCCATGTAAGTAATGATGATTTGAAGGAAAGGTAACTAACATGCCAGGTTTCGGTCTGACACGAATGTTATGTTCTGGAAATATAAAATCTCCACCATCAAATTCATCATTCAAATAGAATACAAATGATAAATCTCTATCTGTTGATTTCTTCCAAATCTTTTCTCCTGTTGGTGCGACCCATATACTTTCACCATCCATGTGTGGTTGATAGTGTCCACCGACTCCGTAAGATAAAACCTGTGGAACTTCACTGCTTTCAACTTCAAATCCATAAAAAGGATTTACAACTTCTCTAACCGCAAATTTAAATAAGTCACAAATTTTTGGAAACAAAGGTCCCATCTCAACTATCTGAGTGTCTCTGACTTGCTTGTCAATTCTCCATTTTGTTTCTCCAGTTCGATTTGTTTCGTCTGGATCAAAAACAGATAAGTCTTCTTTGTCAGCTTTCTTAATATAATCAACCATTTCTTTAATACCTTCTGGGTTTATTACGTTTGGTCGAATTAATATATTTGTTAAAGGATTGTCTATCATTATAAAATAAACGTTTTACTTAGTATAGCACAAATTATTAAGGAAGTCCATTCATTCTACCACCTGTTGCTCCCGCTATTCTTCTCGCTACACTTAATGGACCTTTTGCGACTGCTGTTGCTGTATCATTACTAAAATCAATACGATCTACTGTTGATCTTATATTACTTACTGGTGTACCAGGTCCTCCAGCTTCTTGTCCACCACCAACATATCCATAAGCAGGACTTGCTGTTCCTGAAATAAACCCTCTAACTGTAGATAATGAACCTTTTGGTGATGTTGTTGGGGTATCATTTGAAAAATCAATTCGATCTATTGTTGATTTAAAAACAAGTGGTGAAGGTTCAACACTACCAGCAATATATACATAATCACTATTAGATGCAGCAGCTGACCACGCTTTTGGAGTGCTTAAATTACCCACTGCTGTTGCTGTTGCGGTGTCGTTTGAATAATCTATTTTACTTACATGAGATACGTTAGTGTTCTCACCACCAGCAAAATATCCATATGATTGGTTACCTGCTGCACCTGCACCATATTGTGAGTAGGTTAAATTACCTTTTGGTGCTGCTGTTGCAGAATCGTTTGAGAAATCAACACGACTCACTAATGATTTAGGGGAAGGACCCCAACCACCGCCCCAATATCCATATGAAGCATTACCTGTGGCATCACAATTATTTGCTCCCCTATCCAAATTACCTCTTGCTGATGCTGTTGCTGTATCATTACTATAATCAACTCTATCTACATTTGATAATGTACCAGGACCACCAGTACCAAAGTATCCATACTCTTTATTACCCGTTGCTCCACGGATATATCTTACAGCAGTTAAAGGTCCTTTTACGACTGCTGTTGCAGTATCATTACT